CGACATCCAGCGGTCCACCGACTACAAGTTCCGGTCGGGTCAGGTGGCGCACCGCGGCAGCGTGTACGTCGGTGGCAACGTCATCAAGTGGAACGGCTTCGTGCGGGTCAAGAAGGCCACCTCGGGAGGGGCGTGATGCCCGATGATGTATCGAGCGAAGCGCTCCTTCGTAGATCCCGCGACTATGCGGCCGTATCTACGAGGACAGGAGTACGTTGTCGTTGATCCTGCTCATGCCCAATACTTGGAGCGCCACCATCTGATCGAGCGAGTGGATGATCCAGCCCCGGTGGAAGATTTGTCTGCCGGGGCTGATTCTTCCCGCAAGGCGGTGTCGAAGCGCAGAAAGACGAGGCGATAGCGATGCATTTGCTCGGTGACGTGAAGGCGGCACTCAGGGTCGATGGAACTGAGCATGATACGGAAATCACCGACCTCATTGAAGCCGCCAAATCTGATCTTGTGTTGACCGGGATTAACCCTTCGAAAGTGGTCGATACGGATCCTTTGATCAAACGCGCAGTCATCTCCTACGTGCGGGCCAATTTTGAGTGGGACCATCCAAACACTCAGCGTTTACAAGAAGCCTATGAGATGTTGAAAGCGCATCTTTCCCTGTCGGCCGACTATCGGGTGCCGGGTAAAGGGGAGGGATAGCCGTGGCGTTTCAGGTGAGCACGATGCGCCATCGCATCGAAATCGGCCGGTACGTTGAGGGCCGTGATGAGTGGGGCGACCCGTTGCCTGAACTCGTGTGGCAGCGGGTCGCTGCTGTGTGGGCCGCAGTTGAGGCCTTGACCGGGCGCCTGTACTTCGAGGCGCAGCAATCGAACATCCAGGCCGACCATCGCATCACGATTCGCTATTGCCGCGGCATCGAACCGGGTATGCTGGTGCGGCATGACGGACGGGAGCTCGAGATCCAGGCGGTGCTTGATCGAGATGGGCGCCGCCGATGGCTGCAGCTCATGTGCCGGGAGGTGACTCCGGCATGAGGATGAGGGTGCGCTGGAAGGGGCCTAGTCCCGAGGAGATTCGGCGGAGGTTAGAACTCATGCCCCAGGAGGTCCGCGGCGAGGCGTTGCGGGCCGCCGTGCTTCAGGGCGCCCAGGTCATCCGCGACCAAGCTGAGGCCAACGCCAGAGCAATCCAGCGGACCGGTACACTCGCCAGTGACATCCATGCGGAGATCGACGAGAAGAAGTCGACCGACACCAGGGCAGCGGCGGTCGTCGGCCCGGGCAAACGTGGCTGGTATGGCCGCCTGGTCGAGCATGGACATGACATTGTTGTGGGTGGCCGCAAGCGAGCTAAGAAGACCACTCCGGGCCGTGTCGTCGGGCATGTGGCGCCGAAACCCTGGCTACGACCGGCAGCTGATGCCAAGCGTGCTGAGGCTGAGGAGCGGACATTCCGGGTGCTGGAAGGGAGGCTAGAGCGGATATGGCAGCGGAAGTGACGCCGCGCAAGGCAGTATGGAAGCATCTAAGCGACGATCAGGCCATAGCCGCTCTGGTAGGGAATCGCATCGACTACGATTACCGCAAGGATGAAACGGAACTGCCTTGCATCATCATCGCCGACATAAGCGACGTGCCAAGGCGGGATCTGAGCGGGGTAGCCTGGCGGGAGACTCGTATACAGATCACCGCCATGGCTAACACAAAGCCAGGGGCCGAGGAGATTGCGCAGGCGATCCAGGCGGTGCTTGAAGGCTATTCGGGGATGATGGCAGGCGCGTTGCAGGTAATCAATTGTCGTGTTGACGCGGCGTCTCCTTTGTATCAGGAGGAGATGGGGCAATACCACTACCATGTGGACGTGATAATCGCTTACAAATAGGAGGGATTCATATGGCGGAGACCACAGGTCTGAGGACCAAGTTTTACCGGAGTGAGAATGGAACGACGTTTACCGAGATCGCGCAGATCGCCAGCATCCAACCGCCTCAGGCAGAGCGCGAGGTGGTGGAGGTCGATGAGCTCGACCCAGTGGGTGAAGTTCGGAAGAAGCTGGTGGGGCTGATTGACGCTGGTGAAGTGACCGTGACGCTCAACTTTGACCCGGCGAATACTGGTCACATGGCGCTGGAGCAGGATTTCCGCGATGGAGCTGTCAAGCAGTATCGTATTAAGCTTCCAAATGGCTACGGCTGGACGTTTAGCGCGATCGTGACATCGTATAGCCCGCAAGAAATCAGCTCCGGCGACGTGGTGCAGGCACAGGTGACGATCACGCTGACGGGCGTCTATGAGTTTGGGGAAATCACGGGATGAGGTGAGACAATGGCTTTCCTGAGTCGCGATGAGATTCTTCAAGCACAAGACCTTCCCACAGAGGATGTACCCGTCCCTGAATGGGGTGGAGTTTGCCGAGTGCGCGGGCTTACCGGGGCGGAGCGCGACGCTTTCGAGCAGTCGATTGTGGAAACCCGGGGAAAGAATACCCGCATGAACCTGCGGAACATTCGCGCGAAACTGGTCGCGCTGACCGTGGTCGACGAAGATGGGAACCGGATTTTCAGCGATGAGGATGCCGAAGCGCTCGGCAAAAAGTCGGCGGCCGCTCTCGACCGCATTTTCGCGGTCGCACAGCGCCTGTCCGGTCTCAGGCCCGAAGACGTTGAGGAACTGGCGGGAAACTGAGGCGGAACCCCACGCGGCGCTTCCTCTTCAGGCTAGCGCTCGCGTTGGGAATGACGGTCGGAGAACTCCTGAGCCGTATCAGTAGCCGGGAACTCACCGAGTGGATGGCGTTCTTCTCGCTGGAGCCTTGGGGCACCGAGGTCGAGGACTGGCGGGCGGGGCTCATCGCGTCAACGATAGCCAACAGCTACCGAGATCCGAAGCGCCGGCGCAAGCCCTATGAACCGTCAGACTTCATGCCTCGGTACGAGGCACCGAAGGCGCAGGAGCAAAGCTGGGAGGAACAGGCTCGTATCCTGGAGATGTGGTCAAGGGTGTTGCAGGCGAGAGATGGGCGGTCTTAGTGGCCGCCCTCTTTATTTGGGGGTGATGGAGTGGCCACCGTATCGACGTTCAATATCGCTTTGGTCGCCAGCACCGGCCGCTTCGTGTCCAGTATTGCCAAGGCGGAGCGTCAGTGGAATTCATTCTCTCGCTCCGTCCAGCGCCAGGCCAAGACGTTGCCCAAGTCGATCCAGGAGGCTGTACCGGCATCCCTCGCCCTCGGCCGCAACGTGGCCAAGTGGACCGCTGTCGCCACTGCGGCCCTCGGCGGCCTCAGTGCCGCAGGGGTGAAATTGGCGGCAGACTTTGAGCAGTCGCAGATTGCGTTTGAGACCATGCTTGGCGACGCCGAGCGCGCCCGGCGGTTCCTCCGCGAACTCGAAGTGTACGCTCGGCGCACGCCGTTTGGGTTCGTTGGGTTGCAGCAGTCTGCGCGTCAGCTCCTGGCGTACGGGTTCACGGCTGACCGGGTACTCGGCATGATCGAGCCCATTGGTGACGCGGTGGCGGCCATGGGTGGAGGCCAGCAGATGTTTGAGGCCATCATTCGAGCTCTTGGCCAGATCCAAGCCAAGGGCAAGCTTGCCGCGCAGGAGTTCCTGCAGCTTTCTGAGCAGGGTATTCCGGCATGGCAATTTTTAGCCGACATGCTGGGCGTGACCATCCCTGAGGCTATGGATATGGCCAGTAGGGGTATGATCAGCTCGTCGGTGGCGATTGAGGCCGTTTTGACCGGCATGACTCGTCGGTTTGGCGGCGCCATGCGTCGGCAGGCAGACACGATCCTCGGCCGTTGGGAGCAAATCAAGGACGGTCTCGCTACGATCACCCGCGGGTTCGGGGAGGATGTCATCCGCATTCTGGGTGTCGGCCGGGCTATGGAAGCCCTGGCAGGAGCGGTTGAGCGGTTCGCGGATGCCGTGTCGCTGCGTGGCTTTGTGGGGGCCCTCAGGGAGGCATTCCCGCCGTGGGTTCAGCCGGTCATTGTGGCTATTGCTGGTGCCATCATCGGCGGCCTTGTGCCGGCCATCGTCGCATGGCTGATTCCGGCGCTGAAAAAGCTGGGTGTGTCTTTGTGGGCGACACTCAGACCGCTTACTCCGTGGATGACAATAGGCGCGGCCGTGGCGGTGGTCGCCTACGTGCTAGCCAAAAACTGGGGTAATCTCGCTGAGGTTGGGCAGCGTGTCTGGACGGTGCTCGGTGCCTCGGCGATGCTTGGCGCCGCTTTGGTTGTGCGCGGCTCCGGCGTTATTTTGCAAGCTCTCTCATGGATCGTGCCGACCCTCAGCGGCGTGGCACAAGAGGTGCTTGAGTGGTCGAATTCGCTTCGGTCGACCGCTGTTGAGGCCATCAAGTCGGCCACTTCTATGTCGAAAGTCGGCCAGGAGGCAGGTTCGGCGGCGGGGGCTGCTGAAGAGGCCGCGTGGGCACAGGAGCAGCTCGCCGAAGGGCTGGAGATGGCTCAAAAGGCGGCTCAAGGCGGTGTACAGTCATTTGACGAGGTCCATCAAATTCAGGAAAATATGGCGGACTTCGTTCTACCCGATTTTCCGCTGCCCGATTTCACGTTGCCGAACATCGAGACCCCGACTGCCGCTTTGGCTGAGGGGCTTGAGGCAATGGAAGACGCCATCAGCGGCATTGCGGACGCTGCTGTAAAGGCGTTTCAACGTCTTGTTGAGTCACTAGGCCCGGTGAACACTGCGGTTGAGTGGATGCGTGACAACTGGCCGACCATCGGGCCGATAATCGAGGGCATTGCAAGCGCACTATCTGTGCTTCTGATACCGGCACTCATTAAGAGCGGCATCGAGGCCGGGATTGCAGGCGTTAAGCTCGTGGCTGCATGGACAACATCAGCAATCGAAGCCGGAATCTCGGTAGGCGCGCAAATTGCGCACATCGCCACGCTTGTCGCTAAGTGGATCTGGTTAGGTATCGAAGCCGGGATTGCAGCGGGCAAGGCTGTCGCTGCCTGGGTTATCCAGGGGCTGGAGGCTGCTGCGTCCGTAGCTGTGCAAGTGGTGCATTTTGCTACTATCGTAGGCAAGTGGATACTACTTGGTGCTACAGCCCTGGCAGAGGCTGCAAACATGGCTGCTGCTTGGGTAATTGCGATGGGTCCAGTTGCATGGGTAATCGCCACTATAGCAGCGGTTGCCGTTGCTGTTGCCCTCAATTGGGACGAGGTCAAAGCTCTTACCGAGACGGTCTGGGGCGCAGTCTCGACGTGGCTGTCTGACACGTGGGAGGGCATTAAGGCTTGCGCAAGCAACATCTGGGAAGGCATCAAAGGCGTCATTGGGGTCGCGTGGGACGGGATCAAGAGCGCAGCCATCACGGTTTGGGATGCAATCGCCGGTGCACTGAAGACAGCTT